ACAGAACAGAGTTGCTGCCGCTCGTCCCCCGCGTAGCACCACTAGCCGAACCAGCACCACCACCACCAACAGTCACAGTGAACGCCGAACCACCCGAAACCTGCAACTTTGACTCCGCAGACCCGCCGCCACCCGACGTAGCACCAGTCACAGAAGTCCGATAGCCGCCAGCACCACCACCAGCAAACCCGCCGCCACCGCCGCCACCAGCAATCACCAAATACTCAAACTCGAAAGGCGGATTCACCCCTTGCCACAAACTGTGAACCTGCCCGCTGCCCGACCTGCGGGTACGCGGCGCAAGAGTCGCCGCAATAGCCTGACGCGAACGGTTATTGCCCGGCTTCAACATGAAGATCAGGTAATCGTATTGACGTAACCGTGCAGCACAATCGCCGTAGCAGTAGCCGCAAACGCCCGCACAACCAGCGGTGTCGCATTACCCTTGATGAGCAGACCGGGGGCAATCAGATACAGGCCGTTCTCAGCCTTCACGGTGAACTCGATGTGGTCGTTCCCACTCGTCACCCCACCCCACTCGATTGTCAGCTTGCGGTCAGTCGTGTCATAGTTCACCGCATACAACCAGATCTCATGGAACGTCGTCGCAACCGACGGGCCGGTATGAATCGTTGTGCCCGGTGTCGCCGTCTGCGCGACAAGGATGCCGCGCCCATCGGTCGAACCGGACAAGGTGGTCTTAGCGTAAGTTGCCATCGTTGCTCCTAACTGAACACTTGGTTAGTAAGAATGATTTGGTCATTCTCGTAGTTGAATGCGGCCCACTTCACACCGGTCGCCGTCGCAGAATCCGCAACTAGCAACGTGTCGTTTGCCCCGACTGTTACCGCCGTCAAAGTGTCAGCGGCTGAACCGACCAGCAAATCACCCTTAGCAGCAACCTTGTCATCAACCGGGTTCAACCCCCACTTGATCCCATTCGTAGCCGCCGAATCCACAAGCAAAACATGGGCATTCGTACCGCCCACGGCGAGACGGTTCAGATCCGTCCCGTTCGTCGTCAGCAGGTCGCCCTTCGTCGTCATCTTCGACGCCAACTCGTTTGCCTCGTCCGCATCCACCGCCACGAACACCGGATAAATCACGGCTCCCGACGTATGAGTCTGCGCCGCCGTCCCATCCTGCGCACGGGTCAGGGTCAGAGACGTACCAGAAATCGTTGCGAGACACTTCTCCTCCGCCGACGTACCCGGGTCAATCACCACATAGAACGGCACCCCAGCCGACGACGGCCACCCCGTATTCGCAGCAATCGACACCGACGTGTCACCAGCAAGAATGTTGATGGTAATCGTCGTTGAAGCGGCAGCACCACGATACTGTCTGCGGACGGGCAAGGTCATAGCAGGATTACCTTACACTACGCATAATCACGGTACAGGTGCCATCCCAATCCCACGGCAGATGGGCGTCATACGCCTTCACCGGCTTCCAACGGACATCTTCAACCACCACCGAAAAGTTCCGTGTCCCCTCCTGATAGGTGACCACACGGGGATTCAACACCAGATCCTCCAACCTGTCCCGCTCATCCTCCACATCAAACCAGTAGTCCTTCCCGTTGGACGGGGTGAGGACATGGTGCAGGAGGATCGGCACTGAAAAGATCTGGGAACGCAACGGAGCTGCATACGCACGCCCCAACCACCGGGTCACAATCGGCCCCCGCGACGCATCTGTACCTGAACGGGTCAAAACAAGACGGGCTTCAGCCTCAAACACCCGTTCCTCTGACCCACCAAATGTTGCCTCCAATGAGCCAACCGTTGTCATCGTCCCAATCACATTGAAATCCGAATCAGTCGCATCATCCCCAGAGTTATATGCGGCATCCAACCTGACCGTCCCCACCAAAGGTTCGGTACGCAAATCCCACTTCGGAATGAACTTGGCATCCGGCACACCCCACCGATACACCCCAGAATCCAACGTCCCTGAGGACACCAGATTCGTTGCGTGTTTCCGATACGCACCCAACCCAGACACTGTAAACAACGGCTCATTAGCAAACTCGTGGATATCCAACACGGTGCCCTGACCAGTCACCATCAAATCCGACGCATACGACGGCTGATTTGTTGCCACCTGATCCGCCACATTCATCCGACCAATACCCGTCGAAGTTCCGTCATAGTTTGTCCACCCGAAATAGACGTATGGGCCAATACCAGCAAACGTGTTCACCGATGTTCCGGTACGGATCAGCGGCCCAATCACAAGGTTCCCATCACCATCCGACGAACAGAACCTGAACCCTGTCGTCAAGCCAATCAGCACAAACCCGAGATACCCCTCGACAGTTGTGACGATCTCCCCCAACGGCAGTTCGCCAGCCACCGTCGGAGTCTGCAAAGCCGTCCCATCGGGCTGAATAGTTGTCTTGTAAATCAGACTTTTGTTACCCGCATAGCCAGCCGCATAAATATGGTTCTGCCCAGCAGCAAACCCGACCCAAGTAAACGCGGTATTCGGATGGGTGTAAAGCGGAGTCGGATTATTCGCAGACGAACCAGCTGCCGTCGTAATATTCCAAATCTTCCGCTTATCCACCCCCTGCCCAGCAACCATCAAACGGCCCTTCACATAGCGCAGGATGCCAGCCTCAATACCGGTGATGTACGCGGACGATGTGGTGATCCCGGCATTCGTCTGGTCAATGTCCCCGTTGGCATACGAGTAGAACACGTTGTAACCATCCGAAGCAATCGAATACAAGGCGGATGCTGCCGTACCCGTCACCGTTGTGAACGCCGCCAAATCAGTCGTGAACTGCAACGTCTGATGATCCGTCCCATACAACCGTGACCCAGCCGTCGCCGCATACAAGTTGGTATTCACAGACGCATACACCTGCTGTGTCTCTGACAACAACGACAACTGGGCACGATCCCACACGTTGATGCCCTTCGACCTGTGAAACCGGTACGGCTCCGCATCCGCCGCATCCGAAAACTTTTGCCCAGCCCCATAATGCCAAGACGACTGGCTACGCCGCCACAAACCCTGAGGGTTGATCGCAGACTCCCCCGGCTCCGACGACTGGTCAACCGAGTCACGGACACGAGCATCAAACTGACGACCAAAATCACCAGACTTGATGTCCAACATGTACGGCCTGCCGTTGATGGCAACAGGAAAAACATCGGGCACCAGTGTGGTTGCACCCGTCCCCGTATAGAACGTTGCAAACCCGTCAAGTTTGGTGGTGAAGTCAATCAGGGCAGCCATGTCACGCCCTGATGATTAGAGGATACTGCCTCGCAAGCTTCGCCTTCTCCGCAATGATCCGGTCACGACGCAACCGCAGAATGTTCGTAAACGAATCCCGCATCGCACCCGGCGGCACCTCATCTGCTCGACGGGTATCACCCTGCGCCTCCGTGAAGTTCCGTTTGATCTCACGGACAGACAACATCCTGACCATGACACCCATCTCCAAAATGTCCTCCATCGTGATCGGCACCTTGCACACCGACTGCACATCCGACGACGTGGACGAAGCACGGGTGAACGGCGATGTGTACCGGACAATCAGCGTCCCAGCAACCGGAGCCTCATCAAACACGAGTGCATAGGTGGACGGGAAATCTGCAACCGGCAAGTTCCGCTGCAACCTGACCTTGTGAACAAACGGGAAATCATCCGACTTGTATTTGACCCGCACATCAAGCAGATCCAACACGTTGGTTACACCAGTCATGTCGATCTGCCGGTCAGATCCGTTGTAGGTGATCGCATCAGTTGTCACCACTTGGAACAGGCCGTTCGCCGGGGATGACAGGTCGTCAATGTCCTGATTCAACGCATCCAACATTTGCTGTTTCGGGAACCGAGGATTCAACGTCAGGATCGCATTAGCCGAATGGGATACGGCAGTCGTCCCACCGTAGCCTCGTTCAACGGTCAGCGTTTTGGTGCCGGTTGATGCGGCCCAAATATAGATCAGTTCCGAGTCCACCTCAAAGATGGTGCCCTCACGGAAGCCGCCGACCTCATAGGTGAGGACGAACGACGTGTCGTCAGCGTCTACGCCGGTTGCAAGTTTGTTCCGTTCCTCGACGGTTCCACTCAGCAGTTGGCGTTGTACGCGGTCAAGGAGCGCACCGGCAGTAGACATTTACTTCTTGGTCTTGCCCTTCTTCTTCAGCTTCCCAGCGGGCATAGCCGTCTTGGGGAGTGGGATGGACTGCATTTTGCCCATTGACTTGTAGCCTTGCTTCTTCACTTCTTGCCCTTGCCCTTCATCTTCATGGGCTTGCCGGACTTCTTGGCGTCAGCCTTTGCCATTGCCATACCCTTCTTCGTGTACGGGTATTCCTTCTTCCCAACCTTCGGCATCATCGCCCCTTTCAAGAGAACCGGATGTTAGCAGTCCCATTTTCTGAGGGACAAAGCCTTGCGGGTAGGGCGCCCCTTTTCGTCCTTCATCGGCCCCGGCATCCCCGACATCCGCGCACAGAACGACTTGCGGCGGGCAGCATCCTTTGGGCTGCGCTTCGCCTGAGCAGCAGAAACCGGGGGCTTCAAGTTCATCCCCTGCCTCTTGGCAGATGCCCGACCTTTTGCGTTTAGACCGCCCTCAGGATTCTTGCCTTCTTTGCGCTGCCAAGCAGGAGTCTTAGCCACGGCGAGACGCCCACGCATTGTCCACCAGATTCGGATACTTCCGACCGGCAGCCTCAGCACGAGCCTTCGCCGCCTTCTTCTGCCCCGGCGACAACGCCTTCGACTTCTTGACCGGATTCGGCTTATCCCAAAACTGTTTCTTCATTTCGGCATCCTTTCCAAAACCTTTGCACCGCACAGTACCTCATGCACACCCTCAGGCACCTCATAGTCCTCACCCCGTCTCAACACCCACCGGCGAGAGTTGATTTCCACCGTCGTATCCTGCGTCACCCGCACCGGATATGACACGGCAGGCTCCACCGTTTCACGTGAAACCAGCCGCTTCCCCACAGGAACAGCAGCCGCCAACTTCTCAGCTGCCATACGCCAAGAGAACTCCTTCACCACATGGGCAGCACGGGCATACGCCAACCTGCGTTGAATATCCCGATCCTCATACTGGTAACGCATCTTCCCCATCAAATCCTCAATCGACGCCTCATGCCATCGGCCCACCGTCGTCGGTTTCAGAGTCCACTCCACCGTCGCAGACGCAAGATGAGCAAACTGTTCCTGCCCCGAACCGGCAGTTATCAGCGTCGGAACCCCCAACGCAATGTTCTGCAACGGAATCAGACCGAACCCCTCGCCACGAGCCGGAGCCACAAAACAGTCCCCCGACGCATAGAACTGACGTTCCTCATCCAACGACATCCACTCACGAAACCAGCGCACATTCGACGGATTCAGATTCTTCGGCACATCATTCGCATGAGGCGCAGCCTTGATCCACAACTCGGCATCCGGCAGATTCAACCGTCCGAACGCCTCCACCACCAGATCCAAACCTTTCCGCATCCACAGCGACCCGCCACAAGTAAAAATGAACTTGTCCTGCCGAGGAACATCCTGCGGAAACCAGAACGCCGTGTCCACCCCCAACGGCACATAGGTCACCGACTTGTGATACGGGGCAAACACCTCGACGTTGTGCTGGCACGGCACCAGCACCTGATCGTACTGGCCCACCCACCGAGCGAACCTGTCCGGCAACTCGTCCGTCTCCCACATCGTAAAGATCACACGATGCGCATCTTTCAACCAGCCCTTAGTGGCAAACGGCACCGTCATGTTCACATCGACCGATGCCTGCTCATCCATCTTCACACCGGCAGGAACAGACGCCAAAAACCCGTTCAGCATTGAGCCGTAGCCGAACCTGCCGTCCGTAAAGCCGTGCCAGTTCTGATAGTTCACGCGGGCAGTGGAGGCCACTCGTTACCCGGCTTGACCCCACCATCACGGATCATCTGCTTCACCAACTCAATGTTCGCCCGAGCCACCACCGCATCAGTCGCATTGGAATGCTGCTCAGTGTGAAGCCGATAGTGCTGCTTCACCCGCTCATGAAACTCAACACGGACACCGGCAGCCTTCCACTCCAAAGCCTGCACCCAATCCGGCCACACCACCGGACGCAACGGAAACCGCAACCACACATCACGCTTCACAATCTGATAGCCCGACAACGGGAACCCATGTTCCGACATGATGTTCTGCCACCGATCTTGCTTCGGCCTCATCAACGCCCCATTAGATGCCAGCGCATACGACACTTCAACATCCCCAGACCGGATAATGTTTGCAAACGCATCCGGCGCAAGACCATCATCCAACGCCAACCCAGCCACCCACTCCGTATCGGCAGCTTCCACCGCGCCGTTGAACGCATCCCAATGGTAAGGCTTACGAGCCTCAATCTGCGTGAACCGCTGATCCAACGGCAACAACCGATCCGTGGCAATGATGATCTTCGCAGGCTGCGGATCCAACGCTGCAATCGACGCCAACCAGTCCCTACCGAACCGAGCGAAATAGTTCCCCCACGACGCCGAAAACAGCGTCACATCCTCCACCACACTCACGCAATACCAAGACCCGTCTCAACCTGCCACTTGTATTCCGCACGAGACTCAACCTGAGCAGAACCGTCAATCGCCTTCGGCTGCAACCCCTCCGACCTCAGACGCTTGTACGCATCCAGATCCTTCTCCAACACCTTGTCTTTCTGATTGATCGTCGCAGCACGCGCCCCACCACGACGACTCGGGGTTGCGGAGGCTGCAATCGACAGGCCGGAAACCTTGCACCCGAAACACCCCTCCACATCCAGATTCGGATGCACACTCCGATGAATCATCAACAACCTCCATCAACTGATATATGCGCCATACCCGGCAGCCGTCAAAGATGCCGCCTCAGCATCCGTGATGTCAATCACATGACCACCGAGATACACCTTTACAACCTGCCCCGTGTCCCGCTGATCCACCTCCGTATAGGTGCCATTAGTCAGCAGATAAACATTCCTGCCACGCGGCTCAGGCTTATAAAACCTCCACAACCTGAGCTGCAAACCACCCTGCGTGTAATCCCCATAATGAACGAAATCATCAGTGGGAGGAATGAAAGTTGGCATCAGACCGATAATACAGGAGTGGCGGGCCGGGCGCGGAGGAACGCCCGACCCGCCGAACCTGTGACTGGCTATGCGCCGATGCTCGACGCCGACTCGATGCGGCTCAGTGCTTCCTCACGGAAACGACCGTAGCCACCCAGCCAGTACCAGCCGGTCGGATTGAACCGGCGCAGCACGTCCACGACCGGCCCCTGAATGACCTTCGGGAACGCACCGTTGCCATCAACCATCGAGTACGCCTTTGCAAGCGACTGACGACCCATGATGTGCGTGCAGTATACGTCCACCGTCGCAGACGAACCAGTCGAAGAACCCGACCCGTCCGAAGCGTTAGCGAACACCTTTGCACGGGGCGTCTCAATGAAACGCACCGACTCAAAGGTTCCGATCTCACCGTTGTAGATGTTCACCGTATCCACATTCACATGGGGAGCGTTCCACGAGGCGTTGCCCGTCTCACGGCGCAGGTCGTAGGACACGTCCGGGTGGATGAATCCCATGTAGTAGCCGTTGAACGTCACCACATTCTTGCTGCGGAGCGAAGCCGTCACCCGACGAATGTTGTTCGCCGTAATGATGTCATCCGAACCCACCGTCGCACGGCTCGTCGGCAGCGACGCGCCACCCGAACCGTAGAAGATGTTCTGCGTACCAGCGGCCAGAACCTCACGGACAACTTGGTCAATCGAGTCGCCAGCGTTGTAGCCGATGATGTTTGCCGCAGCCATGTCCACGTCAAGGAACGACGTGCCACGCAGCTTTGCGGACGTGTTGATCGCATTGCCGTACTCTTCAAGCGTCACCGTAACCTGCGAGTCGCTCATCGCAACTGGGGTCACATCGGTAACCTCGCTGAGAGGCGACGTAGCAGCCGACAGGTCGGCGTACTTGGTGAAAATGACCGACGAACCGGGCATTGACTGGTTGGTCGGCATAACGTCTGCTGCCTGATCGAACAGCAACTCGGAACGGAGCGCGAAATACGCAATCTGTTCGTATGCTGCCTGATCGACAGAAAGTGAACTCTGCTGGGTAATAGCCATGTTGGGATTTTCCTTGTCTCCCGACAAGTCTCCCTGCCGGGTTTAGATGGATTCTGCTTCTGCTCTTGCCTGAGCCAGAATCTGCATCACCTCATCAGGAGTCCGAGCCGCCTTGATCTTTGCCGAATAGTCCACCACAGGTTCGCTCGTATCACCCGCAGACGCCGCTCGGCTAATCCGGTTGAACGCCTGCTTCTCCCCATCCGACACTCTCGGCACGGATGGCGCAATGAGACTCGCTTCCTCGGCGGCCTGACGGATCGCCTCGACATTCAACTCCCCGTCATAACCCTTGACGAAGTACCGTGCCTTCGGGTCGTCCGGGTTGATCCCGGCTTTCACGAAAGTCAGTTCCCGTTGGGCTTGCACCGCTGTTGCGGCCTGCTCACGGAGAGCCTTGTTCTCGGCTTCCAGTTTGCGCATGTGTGCACGCACCGGATCCTTTGGCTGCTGATCTGGCTGATCGTCCTCAAACTCGATGTTGTCAGACATTGGCCCACTCCTTCTGCCCACATTCCGACTGGAGGGGTCGGAATGGCTGCGAGTCTCACCCTTGTGTCACACGGAAGTCGGGGACTCTCCCGTGGTGTTCCTTGCGGAACGATGCGAACTGTAGCACACGCCCTTTTCTATTGGGCTTCACCGACCGCCAGACGGGTTGTACCTGACGTTTCGCCCTGAGTCCGAGCGAACTGCCCACCACCCAAAAACTCTCCAAGACGGCCACGGCGACGACGCTCCAACTCCTGTCGAGCCTGTACGTCAATGTTGAACTGGCTACCAACCAGTTGCTCCTCGGTCAACGCCGTCTCACCAGAGAACGTTTGCCGAAGTTCGCCCAACGCCCCAATCTCCGCAAAGCCAGAAGCAGCTTCTCCTGCGCTGATACCACGAGCGGCAAGATCTTCTGCCATAGTGCCGGTCAACTGGATGCCAGCCTGCTCACGGCCTCGGGCGGCAATGTTGGCTGCTGCCGCCTGACGGGTTAGGAGTGGTGCGGCACGGGTCGGGTCGAGAAAGTAGGCGGCGAGTTCGCCTTCACCAACCCCGTACAGGGTGCGCATCTGGCGGACAACTTCAGGGTCGGCATCAGCAACGGCGCGGTACCCCTGTTCGACACGCTGCTGCAACTCTGACGGGGATACGTCGCCTTCAAGAAGCGCTTGGAAGTCGTCGGTTTGGTCGTAGAAGTTGGCTGGCAAACCGTTGGCTTGGAGAAGCATACGGTATTGGTTTTCCAACGAAATGTACGAGGCTGGGTCAAGTTCTGCCAGACCCTTCTTCATGCGGGCAGCATTGGCGGCAAACCGCTTCTGGTATTCGGGGCGTTCACGGATGGCGTAGATGATTGCGTTCGGATCTTCAATATTGACGGTTTCTTTGACAATGATTTCGTTGTAAATGTATTCGCCCAACGAGTCCAGCCCGTAGTCACCGAGCACCTTCAGAATGGTCTGCCGGGCGTCACGGCGGCGTTGCATGGTGAGCATCTCACGCTGGCGCTGTTCCTCCTCACGGCGGATGCGGTCGCGGCGATCTTCGGGAGATTCTTCCTCGGGCTGTTCCGGGGCTGCGGGTGCGCCGATACCCGCAGCAATCTCGGCAAGATACTCAAACTGACGGCGAGCAAAGTCTGGTGTATCTGCCGTAATCTCAAACGGCGCAAGATTGACACCAGAGAAATCCAGACCTTCAACGTTGCTCATTGCACCTTCCCAAACGCCCGTGCCAACGACAACCCGATACTCGTCGCCTGATCGTTAGCCTGCTTCGTATACTGCCAGCCATAGGTGGGATCAGACTTGATCGTCTGAATCCACTCAGACAACCCCATCGGGCCAGTCTGAGCAGAACCAAACGCCCGAAGATACGGCCCCGACATCATGTCAATATCCGATTCCGAACGCTCCAACAGTTGCGCCGCATACTGACGGTACGGCTTGCCAAGATCATCCAACGTCAACCCAGAGTCAATCTGTGGCGCTAAATGCGGCATAGTCGCCTTCACAAAGTTGCGGAGCTTCTGGCGATATGAGTCAGCCGTTATAACCTGACCCGTAACAGGATCCTTCTCACCAGTCAAAACCGATTTGATCTCCGAATCCGTAGCCTTATAGCCATAAGACTTGGCAAGATTCCGCAACATTGCCGCATCCTCCCCCGCGACAGCCCCGGCAGCGGCACCGGCACGAAACGCTGCGGCATACACAGCCTGACCCTCGGCAAGATCCGTCAACTTGTTCCGTGCGACGACAACAGCAATCTCTGACAAGGTTGCATCATCCAACCCAAGATCGCCGTACTGGTTGGCGATACGGCTCTTGGTTGACTCCAACAACACGTCACGGTCAGCCTTGCTCATCTGGTCATATTCGATGACCGCCGACGCCGTATTATTCCAATAGTTTGTCTGCTGCAACAACGCCTTCACACGTTGCCTACCACGCTCAGTCGTAACGTTGATCCCATTCTTCGGATCAGAAATCATCAGGATTACGTTCACCAGATCCTGCCCAAACACCTCAGCCAACTGTCCCGTCGTCCAACCGACATATGAGGGGAACAGCGAACGTATCGTGTTCTGCAACTGCTGATTGACGACCGGAGTAGTCGCAGGCGGCTTCTTTGTGTTGTGTGCTGGTGCCTTTACGGGAGCAACAACCGGCTTCTTCGCCTTCTTCGCAGCCATCAGCGTTCCGCCAACATCTGATTGAAGATGTCCACAGTCTGCACAAGACGCTGCGCCTGCTCATCAACAGGCTGCTCACCCGGCACGGCACCCATCTGCTCCGGCTTCGGGGAAAGCGCGGCCACGACAGTATCAACATCGTCGGTCGTCAACTGACGACCCAGCCGCTCCGCTACCGCATCAGTCACACCCTTGACCGGATCCGCCATCGGAGAACGGTACTTCTGATTGCCGCTGCCACTAAACGTTCCGCCACGGGCAATCAACCGTGCAAGCGCAACATCCCAAGTCGTTCCGACCACATTGGCAGACATCAGCAGTTCGGAAAACACTTCTTGGTCACGATCCGTAATGTTCTTGTTGTACGGGCGGACATCCCCATACTTTCCGGTTGCCACAAGGATCTGCTGCACGGCACGCCACTGTGCTGGACGCAACGAATACAGAATATCGTAGGTATCCTTCTTCGGATTGTATGGCGGACGGGCAATAACCCCGTCAGCGTTGACAAGAAACTCGCCGGTGTAATATTCGACCGAAGTGCCGTCAAGCATCTCCGAACGACGAACGGACTGCTTCACGTGCCTCTGCTGTGCCGGAGTCAAGTTCGCGCCCATACCGGCAACAGGACGATACGAAAACGAATAATCAGGCCCATAGTTGGGTTGCTTATTGGACTGGAGGGTTCTGGTGACAGTGCCCCACCGCATCTCCTCATCCGTAACAGGGACAACCGGTATGTCCGCCGTCTGCCCCTCGGGGATAGCAACCGGCATAGGAGCAGGCGGAGTTTCCGGCATTGGGGCTGGTTCGACCTGTGGCGGTGACATCACCTGAAGCTGCTCGGCGGCAGTTTGATCGAAAGACATGTCGGACATTGTTATTCCTCAATCTCTGATGCTAGTAGACGGTCAAAAATGCGGGCAAACTCGGGTGTCGTCTCAATCAAAGACAATGCCAATGCGTACAGCATCTTGCGCCCCTCGGCAGCAGACTTTGCCTGACGGAACCCCTGCTCGGTCACACCAGATGCTTCAATAGCCTCGTCCCGTGCCGTCAGATATTCGCCAAGCGCCTGAGCAATCTCGTTGTCGGCAACACGTTCATCAGCAACCAGTTCCTTCAGATCGGCAACATCGTTGTAGAACGCGCCGACCTTGAACTCAACGAACAGCGGAAAGCCCGGATACTCCTCGTGCAAAGCCTTCCGATAGTCACGGAGTTGTTCCCGCTGATCCTCTGATGGCGACGGGCCGATAGTGCGGCGCATGTCCGCATACAAAGCCGCACCAATCTTGTTCTGCATCTGCTCGACCTGCGCAGGAAAATCCTGATAGACGCGCTTGTTCTCCATGACCTGCAACATCCACACGTTGAATACGAAATCAGATCCACCCGGCGCAAGGTAATAGGCAACGCTCTGGTTGCGCTTCGTAAAGTCTTTGACGAGTTGTTCATTGTCGTTTACCCAATCTTGAAACTCGCGGGTCGGTTCCAAACCTTCAATAACCGATCTTGTCTTGGACGACATGTAGATCGCAGCGTCGTCACCGAACACACGCAAAAACTCCTGAACCGCATTGTCATAGCCAATCTCAGGATCCTCCTGCATCTCATAGAAAATGCGGGACAACTCGGAAACGTACACATCGCCCTTTTTCGTCTTGACAATGTATTCAGGCGACAATGCGGTCGGCCCAGTAAACTGGGTGACGGCACGCATCAGGGTGATAATCCGAGCCTTAGCAATCGAGTCTTGCTCCAACTGGTTTACATCGTCCCTGTTTTTCAGGTCGTAGTCGCCGGACGCTGCAAGGGCGCGCTTGACCTCCATCAAGGTATTGGAATACACCGTCCCATACTGTTTCTCGTCCGCCTTGATTGCCTGCCACGTCTTATCCAACCAACCGGGCGCGACAAGGCTTGCATCAATCTCCTTCGCCCCATACGGCAAAAACAAGCGCATCAAATCTTCCTCTTTGGGCAGACTTGAAACGATTTGCGAAAACGCAACCTGCGCCAATGGGCCAAGCGACGGCAACCAGTTCAGACCCTGCGAAAAACGCTTGACCGGAGCTTCCAACGGCGCGTTTACACCAGTAACAGCTTCCACAAGTCGACCACTGCCCGGCACGGCAAACATCATCTGACCGGTCTGCGGATCAGGGTAAAACAAGCCGCGTCCATCACCATCAGGATCGGCATTTACCGCACCGGTATAAACACGTTGAACTGTTCTTGGCAGATACAACGGATTTGTCCGCAAATAGCCAAGATACTGGGTCACGATCTCACGCCACGCCGGAGCGAACGGTGCTATGACACGGAGAATGTCCTCCACGTTCATCCGCTCAGAAGCGTCATACAATGTTTGCTTGACAGCCTCCAAACCACGCCATGCGGCGTAATCATTGAGTTCGTCAAGTTTCGCAGTGCCATCAAACGAAAGATCTTCGGCGCGACGCATATCCAAAATAATCCGCTCATCACCGACATAATCGACAAACAGACGATCCACATCCTTCAACAAACGGTTCAGCAGCGGGCCAGCGTCAGCAGAAGATGAGGCGTACTCAATGGCAACAGCATCAGAAAACTTGGTCGGATCAGACTTGACCAGCGCCGCATGGATCAAATCCAGTTCGTCCTTCAACGGCCCCGCAGGAAGATCGTCAGCCTGTTGGCGCAGTGTACGCAAATATTCTGCGCGACCGACACGGTTATACAAGGCGTCAAAATACTTGGTGAACTCCTCGCGGCTCAAACGTCCGATGTTCTCGTAGACGGCCTGAAAATATTCTTGCCTCCATACAGGGGAGCGCTCAAACTTGACTGTCCACCGCTGATATAGGTTTGAGAACACAAAGTCAGTCAACTTGTCCATGCCCTCGTGCAAGGAGTCAAGACGTCCGCGAGGCATATGATCGACACCTGTGCGTTCCCAAGTGATCTGCTGAGGCAAACCTTTCGCAAGCACACCGTCAGCCTTTTCGTAGATTGGCATTTGCCTGATAAGGGCTCGTGCACGTGCTGAACCGGTGCGCGTCGCAAATGCAGCCTCCGTATAGACAGGCTGGATCCGGTATTGCTTGACATATACGGGGTCACCAAGCAACGTCACCCCACCAGACGGAATATCTTCAACGGCGACAATCACACCGATTTCTGGTGTTTCCCCGGCATTTAGACGTGCCGTCGCATATGCGGCTGGATCCGGTGGCTTCCTAAAGCTGACCAGTGAGCCAATCTTCAGTTCTGCAGCATCCTTTACTTCTGCTCCGGCAGCGTTACGGGCAGCACTACCAAGACCGTCAAACTGGTCGTCCAACATTGACACTGCACCGACCAT